CCTGTATTTTAAAATTACCACCATGTATTATAGACCATGCCATATTCTCCGCTTGATGAATCATTGGACAACCGGTTATGACTGCTAATCCGTCGTACTGCCTTAATTGGCCGTGTTCGTGGATGCAGGGTAAAACATTGAGGTTTTTAGCTTTATGTGCATTATCATTTTGATGCTGGAGATGTCCAGTACAACTTAAGTTTAAAAACTCTGGTGCGCCATGGAAAATAACCGTGTAATCCAGATTCTAAGTTAATGGGGTTTATGTGTTGCCGCTGCATTTAAACTCGTTCGGTTTGGGGATTCTGAGCGCCACGATCTATCTATTTTAGCAATTTAGATGTGTTACGGGCAATTGGGAATAGATCCTTACTGAACACGGGCTGACCACCCAAAGTTGGTTGCTCCTGGTTCATTTGGTTTGGGAGCTCAGGGTAAGTCCTTTAAGCATAGGCCCCCTGAGATGAAAGCGGTGGGTAATCTGTGGCCTATCGTCCGTGACAAAAAGTCCACGGTTCAAAATAATGCTTCATTCCATATGCAGAGTATGGAAAGCGTACCAGCGCAAGGATTGGTTGACGCGCCAACGCAAAAACTGGCAACTGAACATCCAAAGTTTCCAAAGAGTGTAGTCGTGTTTGATGATGAAGATTATATTGTTTATCCAAATTGTGGTACATTGAGAGATAAGAATAAGAAGGTTAGACCACAACATGTTCAATGTGAACAAGAACGAAAATTTGACGGTCGATTTACAAAAGGTGGGAAACACCCAAATGATTGTATTAAGAGACATCATCATAGTCGTAAAAATAAACCTCACCATGTTAAACATCAAAATTTTGATTCAACATTGGGGTACCCTGGTGAAGGAACAGTTCATCTTGGAGGTTCGTTTAATTGTAAACAATGTTATCCACGGAAAGAGCCACGAAATTTGTATGAGTCTTGTTTAATACATTATCCAAATCAGGAGCGAGTGTGTGGATCCTCAATTCCTCAAGATAGTAGGTTTCAAGCCTTAGATGTTGATCAAACCTGGATGGGAACACCAGCTCAACAAAAACAACAGTATACTCGGTTGGGTAAGAAACTTAATTATGCAAAATATTTTGGAGTGGTATTTGATAGATGTGTTGCAACAGGCAAGAGATCTTGTAATGCTTATTTTGCTAATGCTTTGACACAAATGATTCCTCTTTTTAATGATCTGACTATAATAATTTCACATTATACTAATGATTGTTTACGAACTGCATACCATGTCAAGGATGATGCATTCGATTGGTATGAAATGTGTCAGTTAGATCATGTTGATTCAACGCCAAAACATTATTGGTCAACATCAAATCCAATGTCAAAAGATTGTTGTATGTTGGGTGTCTGTAACCATGAATGGACATTAACATCATCTCCGTTTGAAGTTTGTAGGCAAGCAGTTTTTCATCAACGTCAGTTTCGTGCAAGACAAGTCTTTCATGATTATGTTTGTGTTAGTGAAGAATATTTCTTTGATTCTAATTGTGATGTGGATGGTAAGATACGTATTGGTTTATTGGGTGCAGGTTCCCACAAGGGTGATGGTCCTTCTACTCCACAAATCACAGAATTACCTTGTTGTGATGCTGGAAGATTGTGTAGGTTGAAAACACATAAGCATTTTAAAGTGCCATTGGAAGGTTCTGCAAGACGAGTCCAAGAGGCTAAGAATCAAGGTAATATGGGACCAAGACCACCAAGAGAATCTGTAGATTGTGATAGACCAACACCAATGGCTTGTTTACCAGGTCGACATCAACATGGGAGTGATACAAGTAGGTATACTGATGAAGAACATCAAGTTTTTGTTGACATTTTTGAATCAAAGCGTGTCGCCATTCCTAAGGCAAGCAGTAAAAAGATTAACGATTTACCTGGGTTATCCAGAGTTACTGCAAATGCTAAGGAAGGTGAAAAGGAGATTCAAAGGTTTCTGATGGAACAGAAAGCCATTGAAAATGGTATGTCAATAAGACGTGATCCGACTATTCCATTTAGTTCAATGGGGTTGGATAAGAAAGTTGAAGACCATACTGATGTTGATGTAAATGATTATGATCAGAGTAAATTCTTTACTGATCAGAAAAGATTAATGGATTTAGATGCTG